CATCGATCCATTCGCCTTCTGCTCCTGATGCTGTAGTTTGTTTATTGAATCCTGGTTTGAAACCTAGTTTTTTTAAAGCCATAATAAACCATTATACTATTTTTTGGCCAAAAATATAGTCTAATATACCTTTAATATCAATCCGTAATATTAAAGGCAACAGATATACGTTTTTGTGTTTTATTCATATTTGGTTTAACCGCGTGTTCCAACCTTTAAATTTAATATATCATATGTTATATATAATTCAATGAGAGTTATAGAAAGAGCGTTAGAAACCTCAAAATTTAAAAATATAAATAACATAATAACTAGTACTGACTTTCCTTGGTATTATAATGACAGTTCAGTTGATGATGATAAAATATCTTATATGTCACATTTGTTTGTTAAGTTTGGTAAACCTAATTCTGATTTTTTCTATCTTATTGAAGACGTTCTAAAAATTCTTAAACCAATAGAATTACTTCACATACGTGCAAATCTTACAATTAATAAAAATAAAGTATGTAAAACACCTTGGCATAATGATTTTCATAAAGCAGATCCAAGACATAGAACAGCTATATTATATCTTAATACTAATAATGGTTATACAGAATTTAGAAAACCAAGAAAGATGATTAAAAGTAAAGCAAATAGATTAATTGAATTTGAAGGTCATATGTCACATAGAGCAGTAACTCAAACAGATCAAGACAAAAGAATAGTTATTAATTTTAATTATTTTGTATAATAATATTCCAATCTAATTTATTTAATATTTCTTCTAAATTAATTTTTTTAATTTTATTTTTTATTAGGTATTTATGAAGTTCATCTATATCTACAATAATCCAATTTTTACTTGTTTCAAAAACCATTTTTTCTGCTTTAGTTTTTGTATTTCCTTTTTTAAAAAAACTACCATCACTTGCTTTAGACATATCTCTTACATCAAATCTATAAAATGCATTTCTGTCTTTTAAAATACCAGCAATATTCCAAGAAGTTTTTTCTTTTGGATATTCTATAGCAGTTAAATGTTTTGCAAATCTTTCAATAATCATTATTTAAAATGTGGTCCTACTAAAAAATAAGTTAAAGTTTTTCTTGTTCCTTTTGTTACGGGAGTCACTTTATGTCTTACAAATGATCTAAACATTAACATAGAGCCAGGTGTTTTAAATTGTTTGGCATTCATCTCATTTGAATGCTGCAATAATAAATCCCCTCCTTCGTATTCTTTTTCTGACATATTTATTAAGACTGTTAGTTTTATATCTAAATATGGATCTTGTGATTCATCTACGTGCCAATCATAAGAACCTTTTGTATTTGATTCATAGATATTAAAATTAACATCAGGATTGTTATCTAAATCAGCATCATATCCAAAATGAGATTTATTTACTCTTAAACACATATTTAATAATGGATCGATATGTTTTTCAATATGTTTATGTTTAATAATATAAGTTTTAGTATTTTTTTTATCCATTCCGTTTTCATCTACAGCGTGTAGATTTTTATCTTCTAATTGATGGTAACTATTAATAATCTTTTTATTTATTTTTTTAATATCTTGTAAAGATATTAAATTTGGCCAGTACCAATAAACGGGTTTAATTGTCATTATATTTTTAACTTAGATAAGCCACCTAAACTTAAATCTCCTTTTAAAAAAACATTGAAGGCTAAAGATAATCTAGTTTTATTACTTAGATTAGGTGAAATGCTATGCATTAAATTTGAAGGAAATAGAATTAAAGAATTTTCTTTTACATTTAAAGTCCAACTAGATGAGTTGTGAAAGTTATAATTTTTATAATCTAAAGCTATAGATGGTTCGTAACCAAAAGATCCAGATTTATAAAAAGTAATATTTCCAGAATTTTCAGGAACTTTAATATATAATACTCCACTAATTAAACTGTTAAAATGGTTATGCATAGGTCCATAATTATTTTGTTTATGTTTTAGTAACCAAGAATCGGTTATATATAATTTAATTTGATCTTTTATCTCTAACACATTTGATTTGTATATATTTATATGTTTTATTAATTCTTTATTTAGTTGTTTAAAATTTCTATTATTCAATAAATTAGTGTCTTTTGAAATATAACAATGACTGTCATTGTTTAATACTGTAGGAATATTATTTAAATAAGTTTTAATATTTTTATCTATATTAAAATCAACAGCGTATACAGGTATTGAGAATAATGGTAGTATCATTTTACTGTGGTTTTAATTCGTAATAATCTATCCAACCAGTAGCTATATATTTTTCATATTTTTTACTTATTTGACCTTTGTGTGTATGTGTAAAATCAGTCGGCCATATTAAAGTCAATCCTTTTTCTGCTTTAACTTTTAATTTTTGATATTTAAATTCAGTTCCTCCATTAGGCACATCATTTAAATATGTCATAAAAACCAATAATCTATTATTAGCAATAGGGCTCATTCTTTCTGAATGCCAAATTTTAAAACCTCCTCCTTTTTTATAATACTGTATATTAAATGGTTTTATAAGATCGAAACTATAATGTGTTTTTAAATCTGGATATATTTCTTGATAAGAATGTATACATTTATTTATATGTAAATAATATTCTCTTAATGGATAATTAGGATTTTGTGGAACACAACATAAATCAATAGAGTCTTTTGTTTCTTTATCAATTTGATTTAATCCTATCTCTCCTGGTGTATGATGATTTTTTTGAGATTTAAAAAAAGAAATCATATCGTCACACAATTGATTAGATGTATAAAAACCAGCTATAAAACTTTCTTTAGGAAATTTTTTAACTCTCATCATAATATAGTTCTAGAGCTGAATCAGTATATCCCACATATCCAGTTGGAATTAAATTAAAAGCAATAGAATATCTAGTTTCTTTTGTTAAATTATGAGGAATAGAATGCATCATATAAGATGGAAAAATAATCATATCATTATTTTTTAATCCAATATTTAATTCTTCACTATTGTATCGATTGCTTTCTTTTGGTCTACACATAAATTTACCACCATAAACATAATCTCTAAAAATAATATAATCTGTTTCTTTATGGACTTCTGGATAATAAACTCCAGAAAACATACAATTATTGTGGTTGTGAAATTGGGAAGCATCGCCTGGTTTACTTCTTGTTGTCCAAGAAGTTGTAAAAACAAATTTATTAAAATATTTAAAATGATTTTCTACATACGAATGAAATTCTTTTAAAATCAAATTTTTTAAATTTTTAAAAATAGGTTCTGAAAAAATATATCTATTTTCTGAACCATCTGAACAAGGAACTGATGTCTTAGATCCTATAGTTGCATAGGGATATTTTTTTATATGTTTTATAATAGATAGTCTTTCTTTTTCTTTAATATCTAAATTAATCCTAAGAACACTTTCTGGAAATAACTGTAATATCTCTTTTTTCATTTTATTTTTTCATACCAAGAAGGTATCGTATACCTTTTTCCTTTAATCATTTTATTAACTCCGTGTTCATATTTATCACTTTTAAACAAAACACAGCTTAATTTTTTCATTTTTAATGGTTTTTTATTAAAAACTAATTCTCCACCTAAATAATTATCATTTAAATAAATTAAAGATGAATAATCCATTTTATCTTTCCAATTATTATCTGTATGTAATAACATAGAATCTCCTTCATTCCAACGGCAAAGCCTCATAGGGCTCCACAATTTTGTTTTTACAGAAAACAAATGATCAATAAATATTGTATTTTTTTTAGCATAATAATCGAGTAATCTTAATATTTCTATATCTGTAATATCGCAATAATGAATATTACGATGTTTGTGTTCTTCTACTGAATCATTACATAAATGCTCATTATTATTAAAATATTTAATAAATATATTAGCGTCTTTTTCTAAAACAAAATTGTCAATTATATGCATTTCTATCTATTTACTTATTCTTTTAAATATCATATATATCTCAAATATGGAAGAAGAAATTAAAAAATTAAAAGAAGAACTTAAATTAGAAAAAGCTATTAAAGATAGTGAAGTTATTCTAAACAAAGAACTTTTAACAAAAGTAAAAATATTAGAAACTCAACTAGAATCTGTATTAAAAATTAATGAAGATTATGAACAAAAAATTGCTAAGTATAAATTAGTAATTGATAGATTAAATTATTCAAGAGTTTAATATTTAATGAAAGATAAAAATGTTTTAACAGTCGATTTAGACTGGATTCAAAACCAAAGGCAAGGTTTGGAATTAATTAAATTTCTAAAACCTATTTTAGAAAATACAGAAACAATATTTATAAGAGGACATCAACAGGCATATGATTATGTATTTGAAGAATGTCATTTATATAATATTGATCATCATCACGATATTGGTTATGGACATAATGGAAAAGTTTATGACGATGCAATTATAGAAGGTAAATTTTCAGAAGGCGAATGGGTTTTATCTACAATCGTTTTTAAAAAATTAAAATCATATACTTGGATTAAAAATTATGATTCTACATTTATTATTCAAAATGTAACAAAACCACTAAGAGCACTTCCCGTTTTTAGGATGTATGATGAATTAGATTCTTTAAAAAAAATTATGCCTAAATTTGATAGAGTTATAATTTGTGAAAGTGTAAATTATTCAGCGTTAACTCCTTTTTATTACGAACTTTTTAAGATTATTTGTAAAAATAAATTTGAAGTAGAAAACGATAATTTTTTATCGTATAGACAAGTATTAGTAGAGCGGAAATCCTAAACAAGGTCTTCCATCAAAATCTTTTGCATCAGGTGTTCCAACTTTATTATAATGAATAAAAGTTTGTACACAAATTTCTCCTTCAAAAGGTTCTCTCCAATGATCTAATAAATTACCTTTATAAAATAAAGCATCACCTTCTTTTAAAATAATTTTTTTACCTTTACCTGTTGTTGATCCTGTTGGGTCAATGTAAATTGGCCATTTGTCTCCACCTAAAAAAATTGTACCTGATATTTCACAGGCTAATCTATCTCTATGTCTTTTTAAATCACATCCTTTTTCATATATCCTACAATAAGTATAATTAGGAACTAGTTTAGTATTAGTTGCTTTTTCTACTTCAGGCGTCATTAAATGCATAATAGTATCTGTTAAAGTATCTCCATAAACACAATACACATTAGGAACTTGTTCATCTCCAAACGTTCCAAATCTTCTATCAAAAGGAGATATTAAATTTTTTTCTCTGAATATTTTATGAATGTTTCCTTTTTTCATAAGATAATGAGAAGAAAGTGATGCTATTTCTTTTGAAATAAAATTTTTAATTACAATATATCCTTGTTTTTCAAACATTATTTAAAAGGCCTTCCTATAAACCATATTACCGCAGAATATCTAATTCCTTTTGTTACAGGTCTAACTCTGTGTCTAACAAAAGATGGAAAAACTAAAACAGAACCTATTGAATCTAATTGTTTTACTATTTCAGTTCTGTATCCTTTTTTATCTTCTGTTGGATATTCTATTTCAAATTCACCGCCTTTATATTCTTTAGGATCATTTAAAATAACACTCATAGACAATTTTCTTGTTTTTCCGTGTAAGGTTAAGTCATTTGGACAATCGTAAACTTTAGCATTAGCGTCTACGTGCCAACCGTAATGTTGGTTTTTACCATAAATAGTGAATTGAATACTTTCTGATCTATCTAATTCAAAATTCCAATTTGCCATTTTATTTGCTTCGTGTGCAAAAGGATGTAGCTCTTGAAAAACCCATTGATCTCTTAACCAAACTACATCAGAATCTCTTAACTTTAAACCCTCTTTTGATTTTTTACTATTGTTAAATTTTTCTTCTCCGTGAATTAATCCAGGAGTTTTATTTTGAATAGTAGCAAATTTAATAATGTCCTTACATACATTAGAAGGAACAACATTTTTAAACCAAAAATAATAATTTTCTAAAACCATATCTGTATATCTATGGCTGTATTATATCTTTTTAAAATTAAAAGTAAATAGTTAAGACCAAGAAGTAGTGTTTGGATTCCAAGTACGTTTTGTATTGTTATTATCAACACCTTCCCAAGCTTGAGTATTAGTATTCCAATTTATAGATTGAATTATTATTTTAATTGGACCAATTGTAGGTGGATCATTTTGATCAATAGGACCTGTTGATTCGAATGTAATATTACTAGGAAATTTTACTGGTGCTTCCCAATTTCCTTCAGCGGTTAATAAAAAATCTGGATGAGGTTGTGAACACGTAAATATATCTAAATCTTCATTATATATATTACCAATACCTGCAAATTTATTTCTAAATTTTCTATTATATGAAGTTTGTTTCCAAATACCTCCAAATGTTTGAGAACAATATGTTTCTCCATCTGGATGCATATCGTTTTCACCTAGTGGTCCGTTAGAAGTTGGAATGTCATTTCCAACAGCTCTTACTTCTACTACTACATTGTTTTCATCTAATTTTGCAAAGTGTGCCATATTATATTGTTAAAGTTCCTGATACGTTAAATATTGCTATTTTATCTCCAGTTGGTCCATCAGTTGTAATTGTATTAGTTCCTGGAGTAACTTTAAATTTAGATCCACTAGGAGCTCTTAAAACAACTATACCTGAACCTCCTGCATATCCATAAGGTTGATTTGCAGCTGATGTAACATCATTTATAACATCTTGTTGGTAACAAGTACCAGCTCCACCGCCACCTGTATTTGCTTGTGCTGCAAAACCTGGTGTTCCTCCTGGAACGAATGCTCTAACTCCAGTAGTAGGAGCTCCTTGACCTCCGCCACCTGTTCCGCCTGTTCCACCTATTCCTGGAGGTGCATATGGGTTTCCACCATTATAAACTCCTCCTCCGCCTCCACCAGCGTAATAAACTGGTGATCCTGTAATATTTGATGCAGTTCCTGATCCACCTGGTCCGCCTGTTCCACCTGGACCTCCATTTGATCCTGAAGCATTGTGACCTCCGCCGCCACCGCCGCCAAAACCTAAGTCATTTCTTTGTGTACCATCACCATTTCCACCTGGATTTCCTTCTGAAGGTGAATAACCTCCTGCGTTTCCTGCTGCGCCTGGTTGTGATCCAGAGTTATAATTTGATCCTCCCCCACCTCCAGATCCACCAGATCCTGCTGAAACTACGTTAATATTTCCACCTTTACCACCACCTGTTG